TATTCTGCTTCGGTTTTTGCATCCACTCTGACAAGCGCGTGTAGTGATCTGTCTCCGGAATATGTCAGAGCCGTAATCGGCAGCTGTAGCTCCCGGAGAATCCTTTCCTGTTCTTCCAGAGAGTTCTCATCATTCTCGACAAGGATATGCCGGTATGCTGTGACATCTTCCTTCTTGCCGCTGTTTCCGTTCACTGGATTGACGTTGCACCATGCACCGGCATCATGATTGTATTTTCCGAAAACGCGGTCAATCGAAGATCCCGGTTGTTCCAGAGCTTCGATCAGCTGACCGGCAGTCCGGAAAGGGATCCTGTTCCGCGGTTTCCATTTGTTCTTTTTTTCATCCATCCAGCAATCAGTACAGTACGCGACATGTTCTTCCGGATAGAAGACCGCTGACAGGAACTGTATCAGATCCCTCTTCAGCTTCCGCTCCGGATCATAATCGGACTGTCTGTCCTGTCTGCTGTGATGATCTGCATTTTTGTATCCATGCTGACCGGCAATGTAGAACAGAGTCTTCTCAGTAACTCCGCCTTCTTTCTTCAGAGACCGGTACTGTTCCCTGTCAACCTTCGGATCATATTTCACTCCCTGACTCGACCATGAAATGAAGTCATCCTCAGACAGATCAGCGGCTTTACATGCCATAGCAATTTTCAGCCATTCATTACGATCTTCCGGGACAGGGATACACTTCAACGCTTCAATAGTTTCTTGTTTTTCAGGCACATTGCTGTTCTCCCTTCTGTAACATTTACTTATCACCTGTGATTCATTCAGACTCGAGACTTTCACAATCTTCGGAGTCTTATATCCGATCAATCACAGATCATCTGTTCTTCAGTTTTCATAAATGTGTACTTCATATATGAAGCACTGAATACAATCCGGATATTTTCCCCGGCTGTATATACCTCATCTTCCGGAACAGGCGGATATTCAATGTCGAGATGAGTCAGATTTTTTATTGTGATGTGACCACCGAACAACTCCGGAAGTCCATCCTCATTTTCAGAAAACATCAGCGGATAATCCGGAAACAATTCAGCAACATGTATCTCATAGAGTGATTCTCCATCTGTGCCGTGATAGCAGACTGTACTTCCTTCAGATCCGATCAGGCTCAGGATCGTGATCTTCAGCATCGGAGTTTCTTCCGGTTCCGAGACAGATCGATAATTCTGTTCCGGTGTGATGAATCTGGTACTGCTGTTTGTCTTCATGTTTGTTCTCCTTTCCCACTTACAGCGTGATAACATGAAGACGGCTGATAAAGCCGTCTGCGGTGTGCAAGGATCCCACTCTATGACACCGCTTTTTTATTGCCTGTCTTCCGGATCTGACATCACCGGGATGACATTGCAAACGATTGAATGAATAGTTCTTCATAAACAGGATCTGACTGGTCTGATCAGTTCTTTTCCTTCCACTTCCGGACATTGATCGAGTACCGGACTTTCTCTTCATTCGAGAGATCATACCCTGTCCACTCTTCAGCAAACTGATCCAGCCATTCCCGTTTGAAGCAGTAGTTCTTTCCGAATTTTGCAAACCTCAGAAGACCATACTTAACAAACAGACTGATCTTTCTTTCCGTAGTCCGGAGATATTTTGCCGCTTCAGGCTTGAACATGTATCCCGGCATCAGATCAGGGTTCCGATCCGAAACAATCGGATCATTTACCAGAAGGCTGTCAGCTGTCTTTACCATCGTCATGACTCTTCTCCTTCATGCTGTTTGATATAGTTCTGTACTTCAGTTATGATCTGAGATGTTTCTTCTTCAGACAGAGTATTTCTTAATTTCTTTCCGAGACTGTCCGGATGCATCCCCATAATCGAAGCCATTTCGTAAACTCTCAGATCTGTTTTTTCCATCAGTTCCATGATCCGAGGGTTTTTGTCTGCCCAGCGCGGAACTGCACCGGGTCTTTTCTTCATGTGACTCTTAGAATCAGCAATAATCATTTTTCTCCTTTCCAGCATTTGACTGCTTCATCTTCATCAGATATACTTGTATTGTATTTAATTGTTCCGATTAATTGAAGTTTAATCCGTAAGGTTATAACTTCAACTTAATCAATTATTTGAAGCTGAGAGGAAGTTATGAAGGCAAAGAGAAAAGGCAGACCGGGCAACAAAAAAGCATTCTTAACTGAGCGGGTGGAAGAATGCATGCAACTTAAAGGCTACTCAGAAAAGAAAGAGCTTGCATATGAATGCGAAAACCCAAAACTCGACTACCCCATATCACAGTCAACGTTCTATCAGGCTATGGGATCTGGAATGATCTCTCCCGATGCATTAGAAACAATCGCAAAAGTGTTATGGGTTCATCCAGATTATCTGAAAGGCAATGTCGGAAAAGTAAGAGCTACTACTGTTATCCAAAAAGATGATGATGGAATAATAACCAAAATCGAAAAACGCGGAGATCTGATTATTCCACCTTATGATTATTACCAATATCAGAATATTGATCAGTTAAAGCTTATGAGAGACATTCTCTTGATATGTGGATATCCGGAAGAATCCAAAACACTTTCAGACTTTGAGCTTCATGGATTGCTCACCGAAATAGGAAGAGCCACTGAAAAATATATGGATTGGCTGGAAGAAAAGAAATCCCTGATATCTTCCGGTCAAATGATCGAAGAATAAAAAAAGAGTGTTGCGGCAACAACACTCAGCGTCTTCCCCATATTACTCACATACAGAAAGGACAGGTAAATTGTAACATGGCAAAGAAAGCAACAAGTAAGAAAAAAGAAAAGTACATCACACTCCGTCAGCGTAAGACAGGTGACTCCTATGAAGTAGTCATTCGAGCTTATGACCAGACATTCCGTAAATCCGTAAGAGTTTCAGATTTCGACACTCCTAAACAGGCATTAGACTTCGCTTGTCAGCTTCGAGATGAAACACTCCAGAAGATGAGGACAGGATATACAGTCTCCGGTTTCAAGACCGTCTCCGAGATCTGGCAGAAATCATATGATCTCTATCCTGTCAGAATGAAGACAAAGGAACGGCATCAGGCATTCTATAATCTCGGCATTGCCGAGTATGGTGATACTCCGATTGATAAAATCACATCAGCTGATATCCAGACCTCAGTGAACAAATATGCGCGTACACACACTGAAGAACAGACCTCTCATTTCTTGGCAGTCTGGAGAAGAATATACAAAACCTGTGCGATGATGGATATCAATGTCATCGACAGGACTGTACCGGTCACCATTCCGGAATGTGCTCAGGGTAATCCGAGAGCTAAAGAGATTTCAAAAGAAGATCTCGAAAAACTCTGTAAAGCTCTCTGGAATTACAATGCTGCTTCGATCTCCGGTTCATATCGAGCACATTCGATCTTCTTCGGAATCCAGATCATGCTGTATTGCGGACTCAGACCTCAGGAAGTGTTTGCACTCCATAAGAAAGATATCAATCTGATTCAGGGATATATCAACATCGATAAATCTTCTCACAGCACATATGACAGTTATCTCGATATCGGTAAAGCAAAAACAGATTACTCTATCCGGCATGTACCGATCCCTGATCCGCTCCGTCCGATTCTGATCGAATGTCTGAAATGGTCTAAGCACGATATTCTTCTGGCAGACTATTACGGAAATCTTCAGGACATCGATGACATCGACACTCTGATCCGGAATGTCCGGAATAAGAAAGATGTGAATGTCAACTTCACGCTGTATATGCTGAGACATCAGTTCAGTACCGATATGCTTAACTCCTATATTCCGCTGAATGTTCTCCGTGATCTGATGGGACATGCATCCGGATCCATGAGTCTCGACTATGCTGTCTCCAAAGAAGAAGACAGAATCCGCGCCATGGAAAAGAGAATCTTCTCATAAAAATTATTTACAAAGCTCCGGAACAAATCTCCGGAGTTTTCTTTTTTCAGCTGTCCGGATCTCGAAACACAGCAAAACACAAACAAAACACAAACTACCCTGTTTTATATGACATTTATACGGACAGCATACAAACAATGAAGAAATCCGATAAAAACAAAAAATCCGCATAATTATGCGGTTTTTTTGATCGTTTCGCAAGTGTATGAACACTATGTGAAACTTGAGATATGGTGACCTCTTAGGGACTCGAAAAAGTCGATTTTTCTGCATAATCATGCGGTTTACACTCAGCAAAACACAAAATAAAACACAAATATACCTGTTTTTTGTGTTTTATATCAGCTGGTATCTCCGATCATCCATGCTGAAAAAGAAAACCGGATCTTACTCCGGTTCCTTAGTGATCATATTGTTTTCTAAGCTTTGCCGCTGATTCCATCAGCTTCATACTCTATCAGATGACCATTGACCACTGTATGAGTCATGTCCTTGGAAATGATGATGCTGTCTCCAGATTCAACTACTGAGAACAGAGCACCGATATATTTCCCGGCTTTCTCAGCATACTCTTCTGCTGTACCTATGTTGTGATATGCATCATGGAACAGTTCCGAGTACAGCTGTTCAAGTACAGCACTCAGTTTCTCATCTGCTTTCAAACTGAGCAAGGAAATATTGCTTCTGCCCTCACTGTCCTGATTCATATTCATAATCGCTGTCAGTCCTTCTGATTTTCAGCGTACCGGATCCCTCTCACGAAACCGGCTTTGAAAGCATCAGAGATTACACTGAACAGTGCATCTGTGGCTCCCTGTTCTTCGATCAGCTGTTTTGCTTTGTCGATCTCATTCTTCATATCGAATGCAGTCAGATCATACTGCATTGCTCTTTTGTCCTGAATCTCGCTGTATCTTTCCAGATCCTTCTCAAATGTTGATTTCATTTTTCTCTTTTCTCCTTTGGTTTCAACTTTCGATATTGCCGGTGATACAATGATCATACCGGCTGTCATTCCTTCCTAAAATGATTGTCGGACTTGCCGTCATCTGTTCCAGCAGTGACGGCTTTTCTATTGGAGTCCATTCTGTAGAATCTTCTGTAGTGTTTTCGCTGTGATACGGTACTGTCTAGTACCGATCCGGACTGTTTCGATCTTTCCTTCATGGATGTACTTGTACACGGTATTCAGATGAACACCGAGAGCTTCAGCAATCTCTGCCGGTGTGAACAGCTTCTTCTCTGTCATTGTTCACCACCAGCGAGATACTGAGCCATAGCGCGAATAACGAGTTCATTGACACTGATCCCTTCAGCATTCGCACGCTTCTTTACCTGTTCATACAGACTTGGCTGGATGATCAGATTCATCCTCTGAGTCCGGAGTTCCTTGTCTCGATTGATATACTTCGAGAACTCGATCACCGGTTCCGGAGTTTCTGTCCTGATCTGTTCCGGATCAGCCTTCTTCCTTGCCATGCTCTTTATCACCTTCCTTTCTTTGGCATCAGTGATCTGCTTTCACAGCAGTCCACTGTAATACACATTCTATCACAACAATTAACATGCGTTAAATCAATACATCTCTTAACAACACATTAAACATACGTAACTATAATAAATCATTCAGATACATATGTTTTGAGACCGTACAGAAAGATTTCAGCCAAAGATGAAGAAATACCCATCCGAAACAGAAAACGGCTCAGAGCGGCTGAAAGCAGTCTTCTCGCGCATCCGCTTTCTTTCTCACAATAAAACCGGGATAATCTGTCCCGGCATTACTTTCAGATCCATCTGGTGTATCTCAATCTTACACTTCTATGCTGAATGATCTCCTGATTCAGTCTATCAAATGCAATGATCTGATCCCCGGCAATCTCCCCGGTATGAATAAGTTCACGATCCTTCATCTTCCGATACAGTTCAGCAATAGATTGAACTGTAGTCCATGATAGTCTGTCTCTGGGATCTTCTCCTATATCTCCGGAACGATATATCACAATCCTTTCCCGCGATCTGAGATCGTCCGGAACCCGGAAGATTTCTGCATACTGTTTCTGATCTTCTGTCAGATCCAGAATTCTCTGCTCAATCTCTTCCGGGAAACAGTTCTCTGTCACATATAACAGTATCAAGAGATCAAAGTAATATCGGACAGGTACAGTCTCCAGATACTGTATCAGTGTTTTTCCGATCTCTGGATCTCTTGCAAAATTGTATGCCGTCAATATCAGATCATCCATGTCCCCGGTTTCAAACCTTTTGATCTGTTCCGGAAGATTCTGCATACACTCCGATCTGATACGATCGATATCGAGATACTTTCCACATTCTTCTTGAATACCGGTAACGATGAAATAAAACAACATTCTGATCTTCACTGACAGATCATGATTATTCGGATCTTCATTTCTTCGCTGGCAGTATGCAAGATGGATCAGAACAGCTTGAATATACTTCCGGTATGTAAACGCATCGCATGTGCTCAGGAAATCCTTCATGTTAATTGTCATTGCTTCATTGAAAGTTTCACTCATTGTCATCTCCTTATGGTTCTTTTGTTCTGGATCTGTATTTTTTCTGTCCGGATCCGAGCAAGATTTTTTTACTGTCTTCTGCACCAGATCCAGAAGGATCCCCCCCGGTATCATCGTCTCTGTTATCGTTTCAGGCATCGGTGCTGGTCTGCCTGTATAAAAACGGACTGTATTTCAGATTAAATGGGGTTCCTGTCAGAGTCTGTTTTAAAGCCTTCTGAGCGTTCCTTTTTCTGGATGATCAGATGATCACTTACAGCATGAAAAACGCTGAGATCAATGCTGTGATCTTTTGTATGAACAAATATTAATTTCCGTTTTGTTCCTGTCTGTTTGATCGACAGCAGATATAATAATCATGTTGTTTTCATGGTACTTCATATCCCCCAAAACAAGAGCCGCTGTCAATTCGAGCGGCTCTGTTTTGATAACTGATTTCATTCTTCGGAGAATGGATCATATCCGAGAATATTCTCTATTCGTTTCGATTCCTTTTCTTCATGAAGCTTTATGAATTCCTGCAGACAGAGTAACAATCTGTTTGCCATGCTTTCATAAATGAACACTCCTATCAATGTCGGATTCCCATCTTTCCAGACACGAATGTCCAGAATATCCTTTCCGTCATCAGTAACGAGATATGTCGCGTATAGCTGTCTGCCCTTATTCCGATTCAGCTGATGCTTCTTTCCGATTTCAGAAATGTATTCAGGATATTTATAAATCATATTTTCTGATCCTCACTGTCTTCCGGTTTCGGTCTTCTCTGAACAGCAATATGAATCTCATGAATTGTATTTCTTGACTTCGGATTCTCGAGATTATCATATGCCACCAGATAGCAGACTACATCGTCACACATCTTCAGCAGATGATCCGGAATTGATATCGACTGATCAGCTGAGATCTGTACCGGGATGGTGTTGTCACCATCCATGAACTCTGCTCTGATATTGTCCGGAACATCTCCGCTCAGAATGATCTCCATTCCGTAATCATACTGATACAATGCACGCGTTCTGATCTGTTTCGATTCAGATAACTGCGCGAATACTTTATTCCCATTCATACCGTTTCACTCTCCAGCAATGTCTTTGAATTTCTGGATCTGATACTTATTGTTTGAAAGGATTTTTTTCAGATCACGATACGGATCATAAAACGAAACATAGAATTCTTCTCCAGCTGATCGGTAGTTATATTCATTCTCAATCTTCTTGATTTCTGTTTCTTCCGCATCACGAGCTTTCATGATTTCTTCCAGCTGGTCAAACAGTTTGACCACTTCGGCAGCTGTCTCTTTCAGGATCTTTTTTCTCAGGACATCAGTCGCTTTTTGCATCGGAGATACAGCCTTCTGATTATCTTCAATAGCTTTCTTGATCACTGCCTTCTTTACTTCAGCTTCTTTTTCCTGTCTGATATATTCATCCAGACTGTCCCGGTCATAGTTACCGAATGCAATCTTCTTTTTTTCATCGAGATCAAACAGTTCCGTCACTACTTCTTCAAGACGTTTTTTCTCCTCTTTATCCTTCAGATCCTTCACATGGCTGAAGATATCTTCCTTGTAAAAGATCAGGTTGTCCTTTCTTCTATTGATCGTTTCACGTTCTTTTCGGATCTCATGCAAGCGTGCTGTGATCTTATCCTCACGGCTCTTTGACATTGTGCGGTTGTATTCTCTGTTCAGCTGTTCACGTTCTTCCTTCAGCTGATCCTGTCTCTTTTCAATGTCAGCGAGTTCTTTATCAATTCGACTGAGCTCTTCAATCTCTTCCGGTGTATGCTCTATATTTTTCAGAGCTTCGATTTCTTTCGTGTATGTTTTCATGATGTTCTTTTATCCTTTCATTCATTGATTTCTATCAGTAGCACAAAGTAATTGCGAAGGGTATGGAGCCGGCCCAGCTTATGAGGCTCTGCCGGCCCACCCTTCAGAAAGGAGTTCAAAAGAGTTAAACTCTCACCCTTTCCGCGCATCGGATCCGCAATGCTTTGCGCTGGAAGGGTTATCGCTTATACAGCACCTTTGTTCCTTTTCGGATTGTAAAGCTTGGAATGCCGCGTGCCTGTTCATATTTTTTCAGGAGTTCAACAAGCTCTTTCTCCGTCTTCATATACTCCGTAAGATCATCAGCTGATCCGCGATTGTACAAATGTTTCAAATGAATCTGTTTTCCTCTGATCTCCTTGAGAAGATCCATCTCTGTCTTTTCACCGCGTGTATTCATTACCGGTATACTTGCAAGTGTAATCATTCATTCCGCTCCTTTCTCTTTACTTTTCTGATATCGATCAGATCCTTTCCCAGCTGATCAAGCTCTCTCCGTTTCCTCTGCCGGTCTTCCGGTGAAAGTCACGGATCATTCAGTTCCTGAGCTTTATCTCTGATCTGGTAGATTACCGCATTTTCTCTTTCCGTTCTGTCATCCATGGTCTTCTGGTTTCACTCCTCAAATATTTCCGACTTATGTCTCCGGTAATATACTCGAGTGCTGTCCGCAAGACCTCTTCTTCCGTAAATGATCCTGCCGGTCTCATCCCATGTATTTCCGTTCATAAGGTGAGAGATCACAATAGTCTTCATGATCGGATCAGGAATAGTCTTCAGCCATGCATCGATTTCTTCTTTTTCTGTAAAATACTGCACGATCTGATTTGCCATACGATCACGCTGTGAATCGATTTTCTCGAGTGCTTTTTCTATGACGGATCTTCCGTCTGTCTGGTACTTTGCACCGGATCCAGCAAACGAAACGCTATGCCGGGTATCGTACAGCTGTTTGATAGCATCGGAGAGAGCTATGATCTCCGGAAGTCTCTTCCGGTGATTCCTGACAATCTCTTCCGTCATGGATCAGCTTCTCATTTTTGGATTGCTGTCCAGATCAGCGTTCTGATCATCCGTCATATCGTTCAGAAGACCAGTCAGGACACTTGATTTCTGCCGCAATGCATCCTTGTTCATTGCTTTCAGAGATCGTGCTGTAATGCCTAATTCGCGGCAGTACAGCAATGCTGTTTTATTCAGATCCTCAAGGACTCCGATCAAAGGATTTTTGTAAGAATTCGGAAACCCTTCACGGTTCAGTCTCTCGAGACTGATCTTTCCACCTTCTTCAGCAAACTGCTTCAGCGTGTCATCACGTAGCTCCAGAATCTGAGCCAAGGAATCAATCACCAGAGAGAAAGAAGGATCGAAAGTACCTGCCTGTTTCATGGCATCTTCGATATGTCTTCTCCATGATCTCTTTTTCATCGATGCACCTCACTTTCTAAGTAAATACTTATGTTTTATACGTATGTTTCATACATAACTATAGTTTAAACTCATCCTGTTTTTACATTCCAGAATAATCAGCCCCATTTTCTCAAAATTTTAGTCCTGAGAGAGAGAATGCCATCCGCGCCAATCCTTTTGACATATCGGTATACACCTATAGGTGGGGGGGGATACCCTCAGTCCATCCTCTTGATCAGATCATCCACATTCTGAATATTATTTTTCTGTGCTATGCGCTTCAGTAATTCCATTCCGTATGCAGTGAGCTTGTCAGTCTCTCGATCATGAAGCTTGTTATGTTCTTCTCGACATACTGAGATGAGATTCCAGCCGCATAGCTGCCACTCCGGAAAAAACTCCCGGGGAAATACATGATGCACTGTATCAGCCTGTTTCAGCTTGCCGTATCTCTTTGAAAGCTGACAGGTATACTGATCTCTCCGCAGAACTCTTTCCCTCATATTCTTCCATCTGGATGACTTATAGAACGGATCCTGGCTTTTCATTCGTTACCGACATCTTTCTTCACTTCCTGATCGAAAGTGTTCCGCATAGCTTCTTCTGCTTTTGTCTGAGCCTTCCGAGCACCTTTGCTGAATGGCTGAAGCTTCTTCCGGAAGGAAGATCCGGATTCAACCTCTCGAGCTATACTGACGGCTGAAACAATTTTCCCTTTCTTGCCTTTACTGATCCGCTTGTTTCCAACACCAGCTTTGGTATTGATAAATCCGTTATCATTCTGCATTCTGGATAATCCGAAGCTGGAAGTCAGAAGATCCTTCTCTTCAGCTGTCACACCGGTAACAGGATGACCGGATCTTCCGGTTTCATCTGTGACCGGAAGAGACTGCAATTCATTCCGGATTTCATCAGCGACAACATGCGCTCCGTCATACACTGCTCTCCGGATACTTTCATCACTATTCGATACAAGCTTCTGAAGCTGGTTGATATAATCATCCGCTCCCTTTCCTATTGTCATCTTTGCCATGTGATCATTCCCCTTCCGGTTCCAATAAACCGCGTCTTTCATCCTCAAGCTTGAACACATTGATTTCTCCTTCAGCAAACCTCTTCCGGATAAAGCTCAAGGAATACTGAATACCGATCTCCCTTCCGTCAGCGTACAGAATCATTACATTCGGTGTTGTTTCTTCATCACTTGTTTTCTCGATTGCTTTAAACGGGACATGAATCAATTCCATCGGATAATAAACATCCTCATACGGAAGGAACTGAGCTCCATACATGCCGACAGGGAAAGTCAGGACATATTCGCTTGACCATTCCAAAGCTGTACACTTTGCAATGTATCCGAGTTCACCACCTGTCTGATCCGGTTCAGCATAATCAAATATTTTGAAAATCATTCTTACTCCTTACATTTCGATTTCTCGTAAGTCCCCTTTAGGGAAGAGAGGACGGACACTTAACGTCCTTTCTTCCCGTAAGGGACAAGAGCTCTTTGCAAATGGAAGAAGAAAACTATATATATACCGTTTTCCTCCATTTGCGGAAAACGGGAAATTTCCGTTTTCCTTCCATTTCACTCTTTTCTTCCAATCATTCCTCTTTGGAGATAATAACCGGAATTTTCTTCCTTAACCCAATCACGAATTGTCCTCTCAGAAACACCGGCATATGAAGCAACTTCATACACTTTTGCGAGTCCATTTTCTTTTCGTGAAGAATTGAAACCATAGTCGAGCTTGCCTTTTCGCTGTGCGTGTTTCTGATTATTCGGACTGAGTGTCCTGTTTCCTTCAGATGATCCGACAAGCGGAAGATCCCCCAGAGTTTCGTCATCAACACGAAACAGTGGAAATTCAAACCAGACGTTCACCGGATCCGGTCTCCGGAACTCTCGCAGTGTAAACTCAGCACGATATGCTTCAGCAGAAGGATCCTTCTCATCGATCACAATCTCGTTGTTACTGTCCAGCAGTACCAGCTTCGAGAAGTCGATCAAAGCATCCGCATCCCTTGCGAAGACTCCGGATCCAGATCCTCTGTCCATAGCATTCTTCATTCCCTGAGCACCTTTACTGTGATGGTGGACAACAGCGGTACTGCATCCCATTTCACAGATCCGGTCAAACAAGTTACAGAAACGTCCCATATCCGAAGCATCATTTTCTGATCCGGTGATGACTTTGTAAATCGGATCCAGAATCACCAGATCATATCCATGATTCCGGACGATCCTTCTCTTGATTGCCGGGATCAGTTTATCCAGCGGCATTGCTTTTCCTCTCAGATTCCAGATATGAAGTTTCTCATAATGCCGGTACTGTTTCTGTATTCCCAGAGCTTCATAATTATCTTCAATCCTGTGAAGGAATGACGGCTCCGATATTTCAAGATTGATGTACAGAACTCTTCCCGGTCTGACAGTGAATCCGATCCATGGAATCCCTTCCGCGACTGAGATCGCCAAGCTTACCATGAGATGACTCTTTCCCATCTTTGAAGCTCCGGTGATCATCAGCTTCTGTCCCCTTCTCAGGATCCCCTCTATCAGCGGTTCCGCGCGTTCTGGGAGCGGTTCCGTCAAATACTTGGAAAATGGTTCAACGTCCGGAAGACCATCAGCTTCGAGACTCTCATACCACTGTATCCATTCATCCCATGATGACATTCCGATGTTGACCGCCTTCAGTCTCTGCCACCTGTCTCCGCGCTGGAAGGAAGGCAGTCGAGTCTGTCTGCTGACGTCGCTGTTTCCGTTATCCATGGAATAGTGATGATCAGCAAGGACACTTCTCAGATAATCGAAACGGCTTTTATATTCTGCTTCGGTTTTTGCATCCACTCTGACAAGCGCGTGTAGTGATCTGTCTCCGGAATATGTCAGAGCCGTAATCGGCAGCTGTAGCTCCCGGAGAATCCTTTCCTGTTCTTCCAGAGAGTTCT